GCTGGTTCATACGCTGCAAAACCGCCTCATAAGCACTCTCACCAACCTCTTTCATACTACCACCAAACAGCGATAAATTTTCAGAGATAAACTGCGCAGCAGCTAATGACGTTTGCGGCCCATACCTAGCAAGTATACCAGCCGGGATCGCATACGCAGCAACACCAGCCGCAACATTGCCATAATTACCTTCGTTAAATTCCTGTCCAAGCCGCCGTGATTCAGCAATTGGACTGACCGTATCAACCGATTGCACAACATTATTGGCAAACTCACGGCCTCTTGGGCTGAGAAACTGGCTTAACATATCACCAATATTCCCCAACACGCCATGCAGCGCTTGTGTGCGCCCCTGGGCTGCTTCACCCTTGGGATTGGTAAACGCAGCTATGTTTTCTAAAACACCCATATCACTTCTTCGCCGTCTTTGCTGATCGCTTAAACGCCTTCGCCGTTGGCGCACCCTTGGCGCCAGGAGAACGCATCTTCTCAGGCGTCTTTCCAGCCGCCTTCTGACGCTTTATCCTAGCTCTCTTTTTGTGGATATTGTCGTAGAGGCCAGCCACTACTTACCGTAGCCCTTCTTACCCTTTTTCGACGCCGCTGGTTTCGATTTTTTCTTACCAAACATTATGCAACTCCTTGCAAATTGCGCCTCAGTGGCGCGTTCCATTTATTCGATGCCATAGATCCATGAATGCCAATCGCCGCATCCTGGGCCAGCGAAAGCATCAACGCATCCGCTCTGTCAGGCGATTTCATGCCCCGGTTTTTCATGTCCGACTTACTTTCAATCTTAATCTTGCCAGATGGCGTAAAAGCGTATTTTGGACCCACCAATTCCGCTAAGAGATCTTCATCCCTGGGCAACGTGCAATCACGCGCCTCAAACCAACTCTTCATCTTAAACCATAATTCTGCCCGGAGATTTAAATACTGACTGCCCATCGATGGACTTTCAGACACATTCACGCCAACAGCAGGCAAACCCCACTCCAAGCAGCGATCCAATACCCCAGCGCCCAAACCACTTGAATCAATATACAAATGCGTTGGCTGTTCAGAAGCTGGCAAAGCATCATATTCTGCCTTGATCATCCCAGATAACTGCATCAAATCCAATTTGCGCCAAACACGTATTTCAGTAACAACCCGACCAGTGCGCTTGACCAACACAGACGCATCATCACCCATCCGCGCAATGTCAATGCCCCAAGTGCTAGAAACGCCTTCCATAGCCACGTTGTCACGCGCCATAGCAGCGTCAACCAAATACATTGGAATAACCGTGTCATCATCAGAAATAGGAAATTCACCAGTAACCCTGGTGCGCCAGGCATTAGAACCCTCAGAATAGCGATCACGCATCTCCTGGATGTATTCCTCAGATACCCTTGGACTATCCAAACAACTCACCGTCCTAGTCCACCAATTCTTCTTCAATCGATGGTGCGTGTCATAAAAGAAACCACTGCCCCTAGTCGGATTGCCCAGCAAAATCGTATGTGCGTGTTCGCCCGACATCGACCCGGCACTAGCTTGGAAAACAGCCTCTGGAATACCACTGGCTTCATCAGCACACAAAAGCACATGATCCGAATGAACACCCTGCAAAGATTCCGGGTTATCGCGCCGTGAAGTTTTCGCCGCAATAAATGCCTCAGACGGCGCAGCTATTAACTCAACACGATCAGACTTAACATTTATCAACTGCTGCAACGCCTCTGGCATTTCACGGATCCAGCGCTTCAACTCAGCAAACAATGCATCAAATAGCTGGCTGCTAGTCGGCGCCGTCACAACAACCTTGACAGGAAAGCGCGTCAGCAAAAACCATAACATCAACCAAGACGTGCCTGTTGACTTGCCAATGCCGTGGCCGCTGGCAACGCTGCAACGGCGCTCACCGCTGGCTATCGCCATCATCAGTTCCTTCTGCCAGGGATCTGGCTCACAAACCAAAACCTCTTGCACAAATAAAACCGGGTTTTTGCGATACCGCGCCACAAAGTCATCAAAGGCATTGTATTCAGACATCCAACTTCGCCTCTAAATCACGCACGTAAAAAGCCAACTCACGCAGTTGTTCCGACATACCCTTCTCAATATGCCCAGAAAACAGTGGGCGCCGTTGAGCGGCGTTCAGCGCCCTCCCAGCAATCAAATTAAATGTCGGGCCATCCTCTGGGTGATCAATCAACTCAACCGTCATGTGCGCTATGTCAATCCGTTCACGCTTCAATGTTTCGTTGCCCACTTGCTGGCGATCAGCGTATCAGCTAACTCAACCACTTCCTCTTCATCCAAATCAAATGATTGATCCAGTAAATGATCAGCAGTGTCACAAACCAATTTCGTCATCCTATCTTCCGTTAAATAAGACAAAGTCATTATCTGATCCGCTTTGCGCGCTACTACGGCAAATTCATCCGACCACTGTAATAACTTCGTCAAATCATCACTTTTCATCAACTTGCACTTTTCGAAGCGCGTCCAGATGTTGCGCGCCAATGTTTACCTGGACATTCTGTTGCGACCTGGTCGTGTTAAAGCGATCAGGATCCATCGCACTAGCCATCCACTTCCTGACAGATATTTGCTCCCTAGCCTTGCTGATAGCAGCAGTGTCAACTTCCACGTTGTCAGCAAGCTCTAGCGCTTCATCCGCTTTTGCTGATGCGCCTGATCGTTGGGCTATGCGAAGCGCTGGCTGCGTTTCGGGCCGATTTAAATATGTACTGAGGAAACTGCGTGAGATGCCAAAATCTTTTGCAATGCTGGAAATGGTGCGCCCATCAGCTATTTGCTCAAAAATTTTTTCGTGACCACCTGCTTTTTTTATGTCGGTGATCATCTTCTGTAGAATTGGTGTTCCAGCCATTTAATGCTCCTTTGGCGTGATATTACCAAATATTTTTTTTAAAGCATTGTTTGGCGTTTTTGTGTGCATGAACACCAGGCCAGGGCCGGGGCCGGGTCATCGCCGCCGGGGGGGGGTCAAAGCGCCAAAACAGCCCGGAAACACGCCTGTTTTACAAATGTCTTACAAATGCAGGCCATAAGCTATTGATTTCATTGAATAGCACGGTCATAACTCAGGATCGTCGGTGCTTTTTGCGCTTTCGTTTCGGGCGCGTTTGCGTTGCCGCCAGCGCCTCTCCACGCGCTAAAATGGTATTGGATCATCATGGTCCTTTAGCTTCTCAACCTTAACAATCTGCGCGCTTGGAAAGGATCCTTTGATCGCTGCTACCATCTCACCGGCCTTGGCTTCACGATATGCATTCCAGACTATTCCAACCTCACGTAAACTGATTAGCTCCAGGTCTGGCCGCTGCTCCTTGATCGCAGGCCACGCATCCATATCAGCAACTATCGCGGCCTTGAACCCATCAACGTCTAGCTCCCAATATGCATCAGACGCACCGACTGCCCCTGACCGCACGGCCAGCCCATGCATGACGCTCATGCCCCTAACGCAGTCATTAACACGCCGCTGCACCAGCGCGCTATCTTGCGCATCGATAGCATCGTTCAGCCTGCCCAGCGCTATTGAATACTTATGCGCAATATCGGCGTCCACTAGTTCAACCAACCTATCTACTCCCCAAGCACGATCCATCTCTCTGACCTTACGATCGAATGCAGCAGTACATAGATCAACTTCTATCTCTGCCTTGGTTGCTTTGGGGTGCAGAATAAAATCATTCTTCTTCTTGCGCGTCCTAGCTTTGTAGACGCCACGTTTGCCTGTCATGTTCTTACTTCCCTTTCTGTTGCCGCCGCGACCTTTTGTCGGAATGTCGGAAAGCCTAAAGGCATTTCCGACATTTCCGACATGTCGGATTTGTCGGATTCCGACATTTCCGACATTTCCGACATGGTTATATTCTGCCTATTTTAGCTGCGATCCACATGAAATCTTCATTGATTTGCATTGTTCCTGATGCAGTGAGCGCATCAACCGCCTGCTTGAATGCGGATCTATTGGTTGAACTAAGTTTACCTTCTGCATGATTGCGAAAGACATCCATAGGTATGACCCAGTATTTGCCTGCCTCTGGCCAGCCAGTACCGCCCGGATTTGGCTTGCCAACGCCTTCGCCGCGCAGTTGGCTGTATGCTTTCAGCAGAACCTTTTGATTGGCGCCTGACGGCATTTTCTGCTTGGCTTCTGCTGCATCTTCATCTGATACTGTCTTGACTGTGCAAGTGGTGACGGCATCGCCGTCCTGGTCGATACCTAGTTGTTGGCTTTCCAGGATAAAGGCGAAGGGTTCAGCGGCTTCTTGATCGCGCTGCTTGGTGGCGGTAGCAAAGCATATACCTTCTTGCTTGGTTAGCTCTATCTCACTGTCAGTAGCGGCACGTAATGAGCTATGGCCCCGACTGCCCTTGGATGTATCTTTACCGCTGTGATGCACGATCAGAACATGAGCGCCAGTAGCTGCCTTTAGTGCGTCAACATTTCTGATGAAGCTAGTCATATCAACTGAGCCGTTTTCATCGCCGCCGGCTAGCGCCCTTGATAGCGTGTCCACTACAATCAGCGCCAGCTTGCCGTGGCTGCTTTCAATCTCAGCGACTAGCTTACCTAATTCTGGCATATCAGCCTCTGGCTTGAGTAGATCTACTGGTGCGCGCCTGACTGCCAATGGTACGTTTGCGGCCTGATACTTCTTGTGGACGCCGTACAAGCGATTGGTGAAGCCCAGACTGCCTTCAGTGGCCAAATATAGAACGGCGCCTTGTTTAACCTTGTATCCGTGCCAGGGAAGCCCGGCGGCAATACTGTAACTCAAATCCAACGCAAAGAATGATTTGCCTACGTTGCTTTCGCCGTAAACAACGCTCATAGCGCCTGCGTCCAGCCAACGCTTGACTAGGTAGCTGGATGATAGAATTGGCTCTGCTTGATCGGGATATAGCAATGGCGTTGTTGGCGCTTTTACTTCAGCCTGGAGTGCGCTTTCTGGCGTGATAGGCTGATAGCCTTTTTGAAACGCCGTCTTAATGAATGTGTCTAGCTCCCAGCGCCTGTTACCACTTGAATTTGGGCCATCCAGGTTAAAGTCTTTTTCAGCCATTGCGTGAATTTGTTCAGCGGTAAATCCCTTGCCGACTAGGTGCGCGACTAGATCTCTGGTGTTCATGTGCCAGTTATGACCGGCCCTGACAGATGCCAGCGTAGTGTTAAAATCTAGGCCAAGTGTACTGCCCAGATCTATGTGCATCACTGGCGGTGCTTCTTGTGGCTGTAGCAGCGGCGTGTCATCTTTTCGTGGAACCCAGCTTGGTATGTTTGCTGGTTCATCGTCGCTTTCCCACTGGTATTTATTGCCGTTGTAGGTTGACGGCTCTAAGAGAATGTATCCCTTATGCTTGATGTCCACGCCCTTGCAGATTGTGCCGGGGAACTGGTCAAGTGCTGATGCTTTAAATATGTAGTGGATGCCGCCTGACGCAGATCTTTGGGTAAGCGTTGGCGGTAGATCCCTGCCTTGTATAAATGAATTAAACTCACAGTCTGGCTTGTATGAATCGACATCGATACAGACCAGCCCGGACGCCTCTAGGTTGAGGCCAATATTATCTGTTGGACGTTTCGTAAAATGCTTGGCTAGTGGTTCGTATTTATTGACTGCATCGTGATAGCTAAGTCTTTCGCCGGTATTTCGTTTAGCTGGCTTTTTGCTGCCCGGTTCGCATGGGAACAGATGCCAGCCTCTCTCCGTGTAATCTTTTATAAGATCTATCATTTTCATTGCCCTACTGCCCTTAAAAAAGTGCCGCTGATCTTTGGGAGGATTTAAGACCAGCGGCTAGTTAGATCGCCCAATTTTGGGAAGGAGAGGATGGACGATCTGCCCAGCGCGTCTGTATGGTAAACGCGCCGGGACTTTTTCTAGATGAACATATCTGCGTCATCACCAGTGGCTGGTTGGGCTATGGGTTGCGGTGTGGCTGGCATTGGTGCTGGCTGCTGCATAGCTGGCGCAGGGGCTGGCATGGGTTGTACTGGTACTCCAGTGTCAATCACTGGCGCTGGCGCTGACATGCTTGCTGGCTTTTCAATCCAGTTCGTCACTGTCAGAAGGGGATAGCACCAGGAGCGCGAATTGTGAGATCGATCCTGAACGCCTGCCACTTTAAGAATTGGCACTTGCGTTGGACTTGGCGCTCCAGCCAGTTGTGGTGCTAAATGTGTGAGCGCATCCCAGACGCCAGCGCCTGACTGATTCCAAAGTGCGTTTAATGGCTGACCATCAGCGTCTTTGCCTAGCCCGACGAACACGCTAAATCCTCTACTCCAATCAGCACCTGGGCTTGACATCATTTGGCTAGTGCTTTGGTTCCATTGCCAGATCATTGTCTCTTTTTGCTGCCAGCCTGTTTTTAACGAAGTCAGGTCAAGGACAAAACCTTTAGTGTGATCAAACACTGTCTTTTCGGCGCCTGATTTGTTGGTCACGAAAACTTTTTCTTGCGGTGCAGTTGCGGTTACGCGCTGCTGCCAGCCAAAATACAGATCGCCGCCTGTTCCGTTATTACCTAAGTCTATTTGCATTTTTCTCTCCTATGCAATTTACGTGTTAAATACTTCTTCGCGCAGCTTTTCATCACCATTCCAGTAAAACGAACTGGGATTGTGCGGCACGATTTTGATTGCTTGTTCTGGGGTATCGCAGGCCATGAGAAAATCATTCATGCGATTGATCATGTGCTTGGCGCGTCTTAGCGTTCCAGCGACATCATCGTTTTCCAGAATGGCAAATTTCTTTGGACTAGCGTACAGAAATTTGACCTGGCTGTTGCCTTTTGCTTTAGCATAAATTGCAGCTTGCAACTTGTGTTCATCAGACATTTTCGATGGGACGGCCTTGGTCGTTTTGAGGTCAAAGACCAGGCCATGTTGTGGGTAAATTAAGTCTAAATATCCGATAATATCTATGACTGATCCATCAAGAAGTTGCGACTTGATCAGGATCTTTTCTTGGGGATATGGGTGGTCCATTGATCCCTTAGAAAAAACAGGCTTATCAAAATCGCAAAGCGCCAGGATCGCCTGCTTCATATAGCCTGCAATGTCGCCGCGCTCTTTGCTTACCTTTGGGTCCAGTGCCAAAGGGTAGGAGCGGTCAAAGCGCTTGTGCGCGATTGCTAGTGCATCATCAAAGTCTAGCTCACTGGCCAGCGCTGCTACCACTCCATCTTCTGCTGCAATGCCTCTGGTCATTGCAGGCGATCCGCTGGTGCGCCTCTTTAATAGGTACTGCATACACCATACGTCTGGAGCGTTTTTAAACAGATTAATGCTGCTTGCACTAAGGTGCTTAATTCCAAATCTTTGGAAGCCGTTTCCCGGCTCTACTGAAGCGGCCATTATGGGCGCGCCTTTGGTCTAATTGAACTGCTAGCTATGTCAGAGCGAATGCATTGCGCCATTGGTTGTGTATAAGATTTCTGCAACTCAGGGTAGATTGCATCCATTGTGTTTTGGCATTCGGTTTGACTGTTAAACATCATCTTTGCCACAAACTGCTGATCATCTAGCGTGTAGGACAAAATAAGAACAGTGTAATATGTCAGCATTATGTCAGCGCACACAGTAACCAGAAAAAAGTGACAAAGATTGCTGCGCAGCCTGCTGCTGCGTCTAGTAGATCATGGGGCTTCATAATATTGTACCTGTTTGTATTGTTTTTATAGATTTGTGTTTTTATTCATATCGACAAAATACAAACTGTCAAACAAAAAAGTTGTCATTGTGTCAAAGTTTGTGTTAAGCACCAAATATGGTAGGCAGAATAAACACAGAAAGTACAAATGAAACTACAAGAATATCTGGACTTGTCGAAACAGCAGCAGCGTGAGTTTAGCAAGGTGCTTGGCTATGACGAAAGCATTGTTAGCCGCTGGGTCCGGGGCGAAAGAACGCCAAGCAAATCAAACATCGTAAAAATCCATAACTACACAAAGGGAGCCGTGACATGGCTGGATTGGAATATAGCACAGAACAACTTAAACGGTGGTTAGACGAATCAATTAAAAAACATCAGCGTTTGTCGGACCAGTACACTGGCGTAAGACCAGGATGGGTATCGATGGATCTGTGTGATCTGTGGATGGACATTGATCAGTATCAAAAAGAATTGGCAGAGCGTAGCTAATACGCCGCCTTTAAGGCAGTAAAATACAGGTAAAAAATGCAGACAGAAACGGCGCAAGACCGGGCCAACGAAGTTTTTATAGCTGAACGATTAGAACAAATTTGGCCGATTAAAATGTATCCTATGAAAACCAATAGCAGTTTTGATTTTACTATAGTTAATCGTGATACAAAAAGAGTTGTGGCGTTTGCCGAAATCAGAAAATTGTCTACGGCTTTTAATGATTATCCGACAATTTTCTGTAGCGAAAGCAAGCTAGAGACAGCGAAATTTATAGACCAAAACTTTAAAGCACCGCCCTACTTTATAGTGCAGTGGAGTGACTGTGTTGGCCTTACAAAGCTGCTTGAGCCTGTTGATGCACCTTGGGGTAGAAGGGAGCCAGAACCGCACTGGAACCGCCGCCCTGGTAGCAGCATGGCCACAGTAGCTTTAATTCCCACTAACATTTTTAAGATTTTGCCATGACCGATAAAGAAACATTAGAGCGATTGGCCGCTGACCTGACCAAATCGGTCAACGAAATGCGCAAGAAAATCAAATATCAGCGGCTAGAAAATGGTCGGCTAAATAAAGTTTTAAGCGAAGCAATAGCCGACAACAAGAAACTGATAGAGCAATTGGATTGGATCCGTGGTGATGGTTAATTCTAGAAACAAAGGCGCTAATTTTGAAAGAAAGATCTGCAATGATTTGCACGATTTGTTGGGCAATCATTGGCAGTTTAAAAGAGATATAGAACAGTACCGCGCAGCTAGTCACGGTGACATTATTACCTCAAATCAAGAGTGGCCGTTTGTTATTGAGTGCAAGCGGTACGCGCAAGGCACTGCCTGCCAACCTGTTTGGATGGAGCAAGCCAGAGCGGCTGCTACAGTAGCTAATCGGTTCCCGGTTGTTGTTTACCAATATGATCGCAGATCAGTGCGTGTGGCCATTGAGTTGCGCACCATCGCCTATGCGCTGGGCAGGCCAGAATACGATGCAACTGACATTTTGGAAACAGATATGGACGGTTTTGCATCAATCGCCAGAGAAATTCTGGCCGTCAATGCAGAGAAGAAATCAATTGAAATGATGATGGATGGCCCAGATGGAGTTTAATTTAAACAAATTTGAGGCGCACGAAAAGCGTGTGACGCCTGCGCTAGAAGCATTGGACCTGATATGCGGTGATCGCGCATCCGATTATGGAGATGCTGGCGCCAACTTCAAGCGCATCGCAGAGCGCTGGACAGAGCGTTTAAAGACGCATGTTAGCCCGGTAGACGTTGCCATTATGATGATCGATTTAAAGTTGTCACGGCTAACCCATGAGTTCAAGCGTGACAGTGTTGTAGACATCATTGGATACGCCTGTTTACTGTGTGAGCTTTATGATTCAAATGGCAATTGATGAAGATCTCTATAGGCGCTGCCTGGAAGCCGTTGCGCCAATGGAAAATGCCAGGATGCGTAAAAAAAGCTCAGCATATGTTAACACAACAGAAGATGACGATGAAATCGATTCAGCTAGAGGCAGGCAAAACCAAATCGTCGATGCGGTTAAACAACTCAAAATCGCAACGTGCTACGACATTTCACTATTAACGAAAATTAATCACAGATCGGTGCAATCGGCAATTGGCGATTTGTGCCGCAAAAACCAATTGGTTCGAATTGATGGACCACGTTATGAAATTAGAAAATATAGGTTACCAAGTGTCAAAAAGTACAAAAGAAATAATGATTGAAGCCATCAGCGCGCTGGAGCGTGATGGCCGCAAAGTTCATAAAGTTGTAATGGAAGGGCGCCGAATAGAATTGGTGCTCACCAGCCCCGACGATGAAGGGCTGGGCAATATTACATGGCGTTAGCTGCATTGATCGCTGAAATAGCTGTATTGGCGTCAGCCATTTGCTTGCTTTGATTAGCGTAGCGTCTAACCATATCATCTGAGTGATGGCCAGTAATCGCTTTTACAACATCTATACTTAATCCCAAGCTGGCCAACTTATGAGCGCAAGTATGCCTAAAATCGTGAATAGTTTTTGTAACACCAATTTTCTTTCGAATGTCTACAATGCATTGCCGCGCTGCTGTATAGCCCAGTTGGTTCTCAGGGTTCTTTAAATTGTACATAATAAAAGGTCCATTGCGCGGCGTTCTATCTAGCACGGCCAACAACCGATCAGTGAAGGGAATGAACAGTTTGGTTCCTGTTTTACCTTGCACGATCCACATACCTTTTGAAGCAGCCTCATTAGATAAATGCAGATCATCCCATTTCATCTTGAGTACATCACTGATACGCTGGCCAGTGCCAACGCACAATTCAAGCAGTAAGCTGGCGCGATCATCGCCCTGGGCGTGAAATGCTTTTATTTCTTCATCAGTCCAAGGCAGTCTTTCTTCAGAATTGTTCCCGATTTTTTTAATACCGTGGCATGGATTGGCCTCTAGCCATCCAATGTCGCGGCCAACCTCAAACAAGCTAGACAGTGTACTGATTAAATAATCACCACTAGCTGGATTGTCAGGATAGAGAGCGTCACGCATATTCAATAGGTCAGGGCGCTTGATGACCTTAACAGATTTGCCGCCAACATTTTTACTGAGGCGCTCTAATATGCGATCATATTTTGTCACCGTAGCTTTTGCTAAATTTTTGTAGCGCTTTGACTCCTTAAAGCGAATGATCAGCGCATTGATTGTGCGGCCAGTGGCGCCCTGCTTGGCGCCTGCTACGCATTCGGCATACGCCTGGTAGAACGCTGCCAGGTCATCGTCAAGGTCGGGCAGGCGTACACTCACACCGTCCTTGCGAAAGTAAGTGTAGCCACGATCTGAATAGACGTACTTTGGTAATTGGCGCTTCATTTGCCGTGTCCTTTCAAAATTGCGTGAATTAATTTTGCTTCTTTTTTGCCAATTGTTTTGTCAGCCTTGATAGCCTTGGTGACTGAGTCTTTGTTGTAGGTTGTCATTATCACTCTCCTATGTGCCGCTTTGGCAAGTTATCTTCTATCACTTACATAAGCACTCTGTAGATATTTACAAGTATATTTTTTACAAACAGTTTTACAAAAACAAAGTAGCCCGCACCTAAGTTATTGATAATAAACACTTTATATTTTTACGATAGTCACTCACAGGGAACTTCTTAATCAATGTTTTCAATGACTTAGCTAGTAAATTTGTAAAAATATACGGCTATTAGAACTTTATTTTTACAAATTTATGTCACGACCAATACGACAAACTTTCCCAATGAC